CAGACCTCGTTTATCCAAATTTTTAAAACTAAATGATGCCATAGCCAATGAAAATTGGTTAGAAGCATCAATTCAGATGGAAGATTCGAGATGGCATAAGCAAGTAACAAAAAGAGCTAATCGTTTAATAAAAAGGATGGAAGCTATAGGTGTTACTGAACAAATTGCTGTTTAGTTATTAAGAGTGCCTAATCCTAAACGAGTGACATTTTCTGATTCTTTATACCTTGCTTCATAATCTTTATCTACCCATATAGATATTTGTTGACGAATATTACGTCTTTCATCTTCACAAATTTTTTTTAATTTATGATAAGTATCAGTATCTATACCAATTGACTTGAATTTTGTTGGATCTGCCATTATAATAACTCCCATGTATAACAATAATAAAAGAATTATACCTAGAAAAGTTGGGAAACCCAACAAGTATTTTGCAAAAAAAACTGTGGCTATGGGATTAACTTTTGATTCTCGGTGGGAAGCAGAGCGTTGGGGTCAGTTAAAGTCTATGGAAAGGGCTGGTGCTATTGACCAATTAGAAAGGCAAATCAAATACGAATTAAATGTAAATGGCCAAAAAATATGTAGTTATATTGCTGATTACACCTATTTATTATTGGATGAAGATGGCTCATCTAGGTTTATTGTTGAAGATGCAAAAGGCGTTCTCACACCAGAGTTTAAATTAAAAAAAAAACTTATGTTAGCCATTCATGGTATTGACATCCTATTAACTTTTAAAAAAAAATAATAATTATTGTTGACAAACGGGTTTACAGTTCCTATTTTAGAGTTTCTAGTAGTTAAATTGTGAAAGGAAAGTCAATGAATAGTGATGAATTATTCCATAATTCTATTGAATCTCTTTATAAGTATAAAGAAGAATTAAAGAATATTTTGGAAGAAACTAAAGCCAAGATTAGTTCATTAAATGATGTGCTAACTGAAAGATACCATAATACGGCTCGTGATAAACTTGCCGATGAAGGTAAAGATTATGGATCTACAACTTTAAATGAAGATGGTTACAAGATAAAAGTTACGTTAAGTAAAAAGGTTACTTGGGATCAAGAAGGGTTAAGTAAAGAATTTTCAGAAATGAACCCTGAAGATGCAAGGCATTTTGCTAAACTGTCTTACTCTGTTGAGGAGAAGAAGTACAACGCAGCTCAACCAAACATTAAATCAAAGTTACAAAATCATAGAGTTGTGGAATTAAGAGGCACAACTATAGATATATTGGAGGGTTAAATGGGATTAAAGATAATAACTGCCGAAGAACGTATGGCTGAAAAAAAGGGTCACAAAATAGTTATTTGTGGCCAAAGTGGAGTGGGTAAAACCACTCTTGCAAGAACTTTAGATTCATCGACTACTTTGTTTATGGATTTAGAAGCAGGTGATGCTGCTATCGAGGGTTGGATGATAGATATGATTAGACCACAAACTTGGTCTGAATGTCGTGACTTCGCATGTTTTATGGGTGGTCCTAATCCAGCTCTTACAGACGATCAACCTTACAGTAATTCTCATTATGAATATGTAAAATCATTATATGGGGATTCTGTTAGCATGATGGATAAATACGAGACACTATTTGTTGACAGTATTACTGTCGCAGGTAGATTATGTTTTCAGCATTGTATGGGTCATGCCGATAATAAATCAGAAAGAAGTGGTAAGGTAGATACTCGTGCAGTTTATGGTATGCACGGCAGAGAAATGATGTCTTGGCTTACCCATCTACAACATATTCGTTCTAAGAATGTAATTTTTGTAGGTATTCTTGACGAAAGATTAGACGACTATGGTCGCAAAATATTTGAACTTCAAATAGATGGGACTAAAACTGGTCGTGAATTGCCAGGAATTGTTGATGAAGTTATTACAATGGCAGTAATGACTGGCGATGATAAGACAGGGCCTTATAGGGCTTTTGTATGTCAAACTTTAAATGAATGGGGTTATCCAGCAAAAGATAGATCAGGTAGACTTGATATATTAGAGCAGCCACATTTAGGTAATCTGTTGGCAAAAATGAGTGGTGGGGTAAAGCAGTCTGAAAGAGAATTGACTTTTGTTGACCCTGCTAAACAAGTAACGTCTAGCAACGAAGGAGAAACTAACAATGCTTGACTTAAATAATGTTTCTATGACAGAAACAAATAACGACTTTCAATTGATTCCTGATGGAACTATTGCTCGTGCAATTCTTCTAATTAAACCAAACTATATGGTTATAGATGAATTTTCTTCCGTGCCTATGTTTAAAGATTCTGCAAGCACAAGTGCTAAATGGATCGAAGCTGAATTTACCATTGTTGGTGGTCAGTTTGACAAACGTAAAATATGGCAAAACATATTTTTTGACGGAGACTCAAAAGACGATCAAGGCATCTCAAAAGCGAGAACCAATGGTCTTAGAACTATCAGACAATTAGTTGATAGTATGTTGGGTGTTGATCCAAAAGATATAACACCTGAAACTAATGCCAAACGTAATATTCCTGGTCTTGACGCACTTAATGGTCAAGAGTATTGCATTAAGATTGGCATTGAAAAAGGTACTCAAGGCTACTCTGATAAAAATAAATTAGTTGCTCCAATTTCTGTGGATCAAAAAGGATTTATCCCTAAAGGTAGTGTTGGACAAGTTGCACCACAAGTGCAGCCGTCTCCAATTGCTCAACCACAAGTTCAACAACAAGGAAGTGTTGTTCCACCTTGGGCATAAGGGTTTATGAATTTCTAGCGGCAAGACTTTCCTTCGTCTGCTAGAACTCGTTTGGGTAGTACGAGTGCCGCCAAACTACCCACTTATCATCTAGCAATGAGGGTATTATGATACTTAGACCATACCAAAAAATAGCCGTTGATGACGCATCAATAGCATTAGATAAACATAAAAATACTATTGTAGTAGCACCTACGGGAGCAGGCAAAACAATTATGCTTTCTGCTTTAATAGGTAAAAGATATAAGAAAGGCAAAAAGATACTTGTCTTGCAGCATAGAGATGAACTTGTTAGCCAAAACAAAACAAAATTCACAAGAGTAAATCCTAAAATAACAACAAGTGTAGTAGATGGTACAGAGAAAGATTGGTCTGGTGATGCTATATTTAGCATGGTACAGACGCTTTCAAGACCGAACAATTTAGATAATATGTGTAACTTTGACATGATTGTAGTTGATGAAAGTCATCATGCTATTGCAGAGACCTATACAAGAATTATTAATCGAATCAAAGAAGCGAACAATTCAGTAGAAATAGTAGGCTTTACGGCTACTCCTAATCGTGGGGATAAAAAAGGGTTACGAAATATATTTAATAATTGTTCGCATCAAATAGAAATTACTACACTAATTCGTGAGGGCTTTCTTGTGCCACCAAAAACATTTGTTGTTGATGTTGGTGTCAGACAAGAATTAGAAAATGTTCGCAAAACTATATCTGATTTTGATATGGGTGAAGTTGAACGTATTATGAATAAACGAGCCATTAATGAACGTATTGTAGAAGAATGGAAAGAGAAAGCTGGCAATAGAAAAACTGTTATATTTTGTTCTACTGTCGTTCATGCTCAAGATGTTTGTGATGAATATCGTAGAGCAAATGTAAGAGCCGAATTGCTTACAGGTGAAACTCCAAGCGATGAAAGAAAACAAATACTACACGATTTAGAACATGGAGATATTCAAGTCGTTGTTAATGTGGCCGTTCTTACAGAAGGGTTTGATGCTCCACCAGTGAGTTGTATTGTCTTAACAAGACCTTGTTCTTACAAGTCAACAATGGTGCAGATGATTGGTCGTGGCTTGCGAACAATAGATCCTGAAGAACATCCTGGAATTATAAAAAAAGATTGCATAGTTTTAGACTTTGGAACAAGTGTATTAACTCATGGTTCATTAGATGAAACTGTTGACCTTGAAGGATCTGAAGGTAGAGGAACAGGTGCAGCACCTGAAAAGGTTTGCCCACAATGCGAATCTACTGTTCCATTATCTTCTCGTGAATGTCCTTTATGTGGATATGAGTTTGGTCAGCAAGAAAAAGAAGTTTTAGAAGACTTTATTATGACTGAAGTTGATCTTATGGATAGGTCTCCTTATAGGTGGGTTGATTTGTTTGATAATGGTCGTTGTATGAGTGCTAGTGGGTTTAATGGCTTTGGTATGGTCGCACACTTAGATGACATATCTATTGCCCTTGTAAAGCGATCTAATGGCAAATTAAGAGTGGTTAGTGTTGGTACTAAAGAACAAGCTATAGCTTCTGCTGATGACTTCCTAAGAGAGATTGAAGATAGTGATGGAGCAAAGAAAGGAAAAAGATGGTTAAATGAAGGTGTGACCATTAAACAAAAAGAAGCTTTGTCTCGTTCAGGCATTACTATTAGAGCTATGGATTTTAGTTGGAATAAGTATAAAGCAGCTTGTTGGTTAAATTATTTGTGGAATAAAAAAGATATAGATAATAGAGTTATGAGTATAGGAGAAAAAAATGCAGCGTAGTGAAGCGTTAAAAAAAGCCGAACAATTAATAACAGGAGCAAGAGCAAAGTCATATGGTGATTCTTATCAAACACATGAAAACATTGCTAAAATGTGGTCTGTTATATTAAAAAAAGAAATAACAATACATGATGTTTATAGATGTATGATTGCTTTAAAATGTGTAAGGCTTACTACAACACCTAAACATGAAGATAGCATGGTTGATATTATTGGTTATGCTGCTTTAGCTATGGAGGCTTTTGATGGAAAGAGTAAGACTTAATTATTCTATTAACATTGCTAATAAAGTTGGAGTTCAGGATGTTATTTATGGCAAAATGTATTTGCATACTTCTAATATAAATAGTGAAAACGAATTAATGGATAAAGTAACAGAAGCTATGGAAAATATTATGGTAGAATTAGACTTCGACATATTAGGTGGTTGTTGCAAGGTAATGTCTGGTGAAGAAGAAATTTTAAAATTAGATTTTTATTCACATGAAGATTTAGATGATGGAGAAAGTAGATGGATAGAGCCGACAATGAAAACAATTCATTAAAAAATGCTGCTAAAGTATTTGGTAAAATAGGATGGGAAACAAGATTATGCGATTTAACAGAAGAACAAATAGTAGCTATAATATCAGTTATTCAAGTATCAAGGGAGATAGAAAATGAGTTTGTCTGCGAGTATGTTACAAAATCTCATATTAAATACTTCGGGGCAATCCCTCAACCAAAAGGACTTGAAGACCTCCCCTTTTGAAGAACAAATAGCAGAATATGTTGACAAAGGTATTAAGAAAAAGTCAGATAGTATCCCAAGAAGAACATATTTAGGTGGATCATCACTTGGGGAGAAGTGTTCAAGAAAAATACAATATAGTTATATGGGTCAAGAGCCTGATGCAGATAGACATTTTAGTCCACAAACATTAAGAATATTTCAGTTTGGACATGAAATTGAAGATAGCATGGCTAATTGGCTTAAACAAGCAGGGTTTGATTTGAGAACGGAAAAGAAAACTGGAGAACAATATGGCTTTTCTATATCTGATGGTCAGATAAGAGGCCATATAGATGGTGTTATATGTGGAGGTCCCGTAGAAATGGGGTATCCATGTTTATGGGAAAATAAGTCAGCCAATGATAGGAAGTTTAAAGAGTTTCAATCAAAAGGTATGGCTAAAACTAATCCTATATACGCAGCACAAGTTGCATTGTACCAAGCCTATATGGAATTAACAGAACACCCATGTTTGTTTACTGTAGTTAATAAAAATACCAGTGAGATATATTATGAACTTATTCCTTTTGATAAATTTCTCGCTCAAGAAATAAGTGACAAGGCAGTTAACATATTACAAGCTACGAAAGCTGGTGAAATGTTACCAAAAATAGCACAGTCAAAAGATATGTTTGATTGTAAATGGTGTAATTATAAAGAGACTTGTTGGAGTTAAAAATAGACGACATTAAAACGTAGAGGAAAAATGTCGCCTATAACTTCAGCCAATGAAGTAAGGATAGTATAATGAGTATAGTAAGTTTTGGCAATGCTAATCGTGATTTGACATCAAGGGATTTAGTGGAATTAATAAGCGATAAAGTTCCACCACAAGTGCAAATAGACATGTTACGAGACACATATCCTAATGGTGTTATTAGAGGCGATGAATTTAATGTTGGCTCTTTAGACGGAGA